GCGAATTGGACTTCAACGAATACGGCGAGGCGGAGTTCTTCATGCAGTTTGCGGTTAGCGATGAAGACAAGGCGCTGGACGAGCGCATCATCAAGTACAGACGCAAACGCGAGGATGCAACCGTTGAAGAAATGGCCAGGGAGTTCGGGGTAAGCAAGGCGCGAATCCGCAAACGCATCCAATACCTGTTGCAGGTCAACAAGTACCCACTGAAGCGCGGCATCGGTGAGGCGACGAAAGAGGAGAAAGTGCCAGAGCCAATCGTCGAGGTGCGCTACCGGTACGACTGGCGGCCAGAATATCGGGGATTAAGTAAGGCTGACGGTTACGACAAGAGCCGCAAGTTCTGCCAGGTAATGATGGACTTGAGCAGCGCACGCCTATACACACGCGACGACATCAACCAGCTAACGGCATTGATGGGATATAGCGTTTGGGAGCGCAGAGGCGGATGGCTTACGCTGCAAGATGGCAGGCACCGGCCAAGCTGCCGCCATATGTGGGTGCAGCAGTTGGTAATAAAAAAAGGTACACAAGTTGAAAGAATTGTCGAATGAGCAAGGCACTATTTATTAGCGAAAATACGCTGATCGAAAATTCGGTCATCAGCGAAAACGTAAGCTACACGCAGCTACGTCCAACCATTGTGAAAGTGCAAGAGATGCACATTCAGCCAGCGGTGGGATCGGCGCTATACGCGGAACTCGTGACGCAGGTAATCGCCGGCACTTTGTCGGCTAACAACACCACGCTGATGCAGACCTACATTCAGCCAGCGATCATTCAGTGGATGTACTTTGAACTTCCGATGGTGCTGGCGTTTAAGTTTATGAACAAGGGCATGGATCGTAGGAGCAGCACGGAGTCGTCGCCAATGAGCGAGCGTGAGATGACGCGCTTGATGGACAAGAGCCGCGACGATGCGGAGTGGTACACCGAGAGGATCACGCGCTACCTTCAGGAGAACCACACGCTATTCCCGCTGTTCGACAATCCTCCTGTCGCCATTGACACAATCTACCCGGCCAACAGCGCCTACCAGACCGGCATGGTGCTGGGGCGCAGGGGCAGATATCGCGATCCGCTGGACTACCCGGAAAACAGACGCAATTACTTTTGATGGCGCATAGCAAAAACATAAACAAACTAAAGCAATTTTATGAGCAGTTGGGTGACAATCAAAAACGACCTGATAGCTTTCGCGGAGTCGCACCTGCAGCTGAACGCGGTGGGTTTCGGCGATCCGCTGGCGATCGGCACGGACAACGTGATCAACCTGCGGACAACCGACAGGGATAGGGTTATCTACCCGCTTTTGTTCGTCGATGCGCAGAGCGCGTCAATGCCTATTGGCGCGACTAACCTAACCGTCAGCGTGCTTGTGATGGACAGGGTGGCAGACCTTCGCGGCGTGGATGCGACGATCAGTGGCAGCGTCGTCTACCGGTGGACTGACAACGAGGATGAGGTGTTAAGCGACACCCTGCGTATCATGCAGGACTTCGTCGCGGAGTTCACCGATGACCCTGACCGCGACTACACGATCACAGGCGCGGTGAGTGCTACGCGCTTCGTGGAGGCACGCGATGACAAGGTCGCAGGGTGGCAGGCTACGGTCGTGTTTGAGTTGCCATTCAGCCGCAACGTCTGCCAAATACCGACGCGTTAAAAACACGATTACAGAATTGCATAGAATCAGGCAAAACGATATTTACACTTAAATAAAATACAATGAATTTAGGACAACAAATGGATGCGCTGCTTGGGCGCGGAATGGCAGCCGAAGTGCTGGCAGTTGGCGCAGGCGCGGTTTCATCGGTGACAGGTCGCACCTATGACGTGTTGGTCGTCAATCAGGAGGCGAAGTTTACGACGCTCACGGATAGCAACGGAACGAATATGATGACTGCGGTGAGTGGTGGTGGCATCGGCTTATTTCCTTCTGGTCAGGCGTTCAGTCCGGGTATGATCATAGCCGCCAACAACGGACGTAGGATCGCCGCCGTGACGCTGAACGCAGGCAGTGTGATCGGATATTCGATGCAGGGCGTAACCATCGTAAGCGCGGTCTGATGGCTTTAGGCATTGGCTACGGCTTGCCGTTTGTCGCGCAACACGGCACGAATCCTTACAAGACGCAGTGGGCAGCAGCGCTTGAAGGCGCGAAGGGCGCAGGTGCTACTGTTGAAGATGAAAACGCTGGGACAGGCAGCTGCTTGGTGGCGAGAGGCCAAGACGTTTACACTGACGGACTGCCATCAACGCCTTCGCTGCTGATTGTCCCGCAGTTCTACAAGGCTGGCAACCTATACCAAGACGTGCCTCCATTTGTGGCGGAGGATAGCACGATGCGGTTCACCGTCAGCCGCAACACAACGGCGACGCGGGTGAATAGCAGCGGGTTGATTGCAAGCGTAGCAAGCGGAATATTGCGTTTGGACTATCCCGTTACTGGCGGCTGTCCTGCGGCTTTGATTGAGCCGAGTGCGCAGAATTTGGTGTTGCAGAGTGAGACGTTTGATGTAAGTGGGACGTGGACTTTGGTAACAGGAGGGACAGGGGTAAATCCTGTTGTTACTCCCAATGCGGCCATTTCTCCTGACGGAACTCAATCCGCTGACAACATTGTGTTAAATGTTGGGTCAGGCACTTTATCAACGGACGTTAGCATAATTAGGCAAAATATAACCGTTTCTGCCGTTGCCTATACTTATAGTATTTGGCTTAAATCCAATACAGGAACAAATCAATTTGTTTCATTGCGATTTAATTCTGCCCCTTCGCAAGAGGTAACTATTACTAATGATTGGCAACGATTTACTTTTACAGGAACGCCTGCTTCGGGGAGTCGTGATTTTGGCTTGGATTTGCGAGGAAACAATACAAGTGGTCAAAAAACCTGCAATATTTTGGCTTGGGGCGCACAGGTCGAAACAGGCAGCGTCGCGACCACATACATCCCCACAACGACAGCAGCAGTAAGCCGTGCCGCCGACGTCATCAGCGCATCGGGGGCGCTTGTTAGTGGGCTGATAGGGCAGACCGAGGGTACGATTTATGCGGAGGTGGATGTGCGAAACTTTGCGTCAAGTGCGGCAAGACGCATTGTCAATATGCGTGTCGATGGTAACAACCTTTTGTCACTTGAAATAAATTCAGCAGGGACAAGTATTGAATTTGTTGCAACATCAGGTGGCGTAGCGGTTACAACTACCGCAAGTGGATTGACATCAGGTATACAAAAAATAGCGGTCGGATATAATTCTGCGGCAAGTGGAACGGCTTTGTATGTAAACGGCACTTTAAGAGATACAAAAACAATCGCAATACCATCATTAGCATCCGTTGTATTTGGACTTGGCGTGCGTGCAGACGGAGGTGCAGGTACTCAACTTAACGACCGCATCCGTGCCGCTGCCCTCTACACCACAAGGCTGTCAAACGAACAACTTGCAAACCTAACCCGACTTACCTAATGGCTACCTTCCGTAAATATGCCTTCCCCAACGAAGCGACATTCACAGCGCTACCAGTGCCGCAAGGCTTCGCAGTGCCGCTGGGTGAAATAGAGGGCACTTACTGCGTCGACATTCTTTGGGATGCAGAGCCGCAAGCCGACTACCTGCCCTTCGAGTGCTGGCCTCCGCCTGTCGGGGTGCATACCTTCCTTGGCTGGGATGACCAGTACGGCAAAGACTACACCGAGCGCGACGACGTATCTAACACACTAAACGAAGATTAACAATGATCGACTTCCTCAAATCAATCGGCATCAACCTCGGCCTGACCATCGCTGGCTTCTTCGGCGCACTACTGCTCGCGCCAAAGATGAAGAACTGGAAAATGCAGCTGATCGCCGTCCTTTCAGGCACGTTATCCGCAACCTACATCGCGCCTGTGATCATCGGCATCCTGAACATTAAAGCGCCGAACATCGAGTACGGCCTCGCCTTCATCGTCGGCTTTTCAGGCGTCAAGATCACGGAGGTGCTGGAAGTGCGAATCTTGAAGCTACTCAAGACACCAACCAAACCATAGCCATGAAAATAACCCGACACGCAGCGAATGTTCACACCTTCGACTGCGAAGGGAGGGAGGCGGAGTTTCTGCTCATCAGCGACCTGCATTGGGACAATCCACACTGCGATCGTGATCTACTAAAAAGCCACCTCGACGAAGCTGTGCGCCGCAACGCCAAAGTCATCATGAACGGCGACACCTTCTGCCTTATGCAAGGCAGAGGCGATCCACGCAGAGGCAAGGATGAGATACGACCTGAACACAACAAGGGCAACTACCTGCAAGCCGTCGTGAACGACGCTGTCAAATGGTTCAAGCCATACGCTAAGCATATCGCGCTGATCGGCTACGGCAACCACGAGACAAGCGTGATCCGCCATGTCGAGTTCGACGCATTGCAGATGTTCGTCACGCTGCTAAACCACGATTGCAAGACCGACGTTCAGCTTGGAGGCTACGGCGGCGCAATCCTGTTCGGATTCACGCACAGTGCTAAAGTAAACCACCGGACACGCTTTGCGATGCACTACTACCACGGGTCAGGCGGAGGTGGCCCAGTGACCAAGGGCATCATCCAGGATCAGCGCATTATGGCGATGGTAGAAGGTTATGACTGTACTTGGCAGGGTCACGTTCACGAGCTGTACCACCACATCAACGTCATCACGTACCTGAACCGCAACGACTACATAATTAAACAACGGCCTCTGCACCAGATCAGGACTGCGACCTATAAGGAAGAATACGATGGCGGCGTTGGAGGCTTTCACGTTGAGCGA